GCGCGACCAGGGCTGACCGTGTTATCGATGAAATCGACAGCGTCCTCAATCGCTAGACGCGCGATCGATTCAATCTGCTCTTCATCCATGCCTGGGTCTTCATCGATGAACTGCTCGTCATCGATATCTTGGTAAGCATCACTCATGCTATGATTCCTTGTATGAGCAAGCTAACTCCTGCCCAGTATTTCGATCCGAACACCGACTTTGGTCGGCATCGGCTTGCGTCCATTCCTGAAAAGTTCGAGCGCATCAGATCAAAGATGTGGGACGCTGATCTTCAGTGGCTGACGGAAGAGCTTGCGCGCCAAGAAGAACGCCTAGCGCAAAAGCAGGGACTAGCCCCTTATCCACCAGCTCCCGAACCCCTGCGATTCCCTTCTCAGCAAGAGCCTGACGAACACGAGTAACAATCACGCTGCGCTCACCCGCTGCAGGGAATTCTTTGACCAGCTCCGAGTCGAGCTTTTCTAAAACGGGCGAAATCTTTCTCGCTCCGGCATCAAGCAACCCACGCATTTCTGGGCCGACTTCTTCGAGCGGCGCCAAGTACCTGCTTGGGGTGTATGTCCAATTTTCTGTATCGCCGACCAGGTCGCCCGTATTCAATCCCCAGTCAGTGCTTTCTGGTGAGAGCTCATTACGAACCAGCGAGTTAAGACGTTTCTGCCACTGAGGCGTTTTCTTGGGCGCTGTATCCCCGACGAGAGTCTTGAGCTCATCAGGGCCGGCAGCGATGATCGACACTCCGTTGCGGGTGTGCAGTGGTATCAACAGCCCTTCACCAAACTCCTCATTAATCGCTTTCTCTAGTCGAACGATCTGCTCGGGCGATATGGTCTGACCGAGGTTGACCTCTAGCGCATTGCGAGAGGCAGCGTTCGGTGCCTTCGTTATCGATGTGTAACCGACAGTGTCTTGCGCTCTAAGCAAGCCCTGCATGGCTGCAGAGGCTTCGACAACCTTCCGGCTCGCGGGGTCCATGATGGATGCTTCGATACCCTTACCAGACACAGGGTCAACAACGGTTTCTGTAGATTTGCCTACCGACACAGGGATGCCGACGCCGGGATTGCTTTGTCCCATATAGGCGCCAGGGCCGGAGTACGCTGGCGAGGTCATCGCGCCAGATTGCGCAGTCATGAAATCAAGACCGCCTGGCGTGAGCATGGCTTCATCCTGAAGGGCGCTGAAGTCTCTTAATGCCTGTGCATTGTTCTCATCTAGAAGACCGCCCAGATGGCCCAGAGAAGCCGAGGGGGCCGCCTCGGTTCTAATCATTGCTTGCGGCGTAAAGTCTTGGAACATGCGCCCCGCTTCAGCGATCGATGTGCCCTCTTCCTCTGCCTTTTGTGCAATCCAAATAGCGGCCTGCACTCGGTCTGCATTCCAATCGTCATGACCGCCCAATTTGTTCTTGCGCGCGAACTCGACCAGCTTGGCTGTTTCCTCATCCATGAATCGATGCTGAGCCTCACTTAGCCCGCCATCGAATGTGCTGCCGTCTGGGTTTTTGTAGCCGAATGCACGCGCCTGCCGAATGTCGTTTGTTTGCCTTGCGCGCCCAGCTTCCTGGTTGAGTGCCTCGTAAAACGGCTCGCGCTTAGGCCCGAGAGGCGCAGACGTTCCGCTAAACACGTCTTGAATGGCCGGCCCCATCGATGAAGGGAATCTTCCTGTTGCAATATCGTCACCGACTATCGCCTGGTTGTAGCCCTTCATGGCCATCGTCGCGTTCGCCGGCACGCTCGTGCCCTGGCTGGTGATAGCGGCCGTCGCCGCGTATTGATCTTGTCTGCCTGGACGGCCGGCAGTTTGTTGCTTGATAGCGTCGTTGGTTTGCTCGTACCACAAACGATAATCAGCGCCCTTCTCGGCGTAATCTCTTAGCTTGCGCTGCATAGCTGCCAGCTTCGCAGGCGACTTAATATCTGCAGGAGCGCCTCGATACTTGCCTGTCGTGCTGAACTGACGGCTGGTACCCTCAGCGAGCTGCTGTGGCGCGCTATCACCCGTGAACTGCAGGCGAGGTACGTCGCTAGGCTCAAGCAGGTTTGTCGATTGACGCATGGCTTGGCCTGTCTTAGACAGCGCCTTCAATGGCACGCCAATACCTGCAAGGGTCAATGCATCCCCTAATAACCCAACACCCTGTAAACCGGCGTCTAAATAATTACCCTGCTGCAAATTCTGCTGCATGCTGGGCATTGGTTGCGCGCTTTGCATGTATTGCGGGAGTTGCTCCAATGGCAGGTCTGCCGGCGGGAACGGCGCCATCTGTCCGGCCGCATCAGCCGTCGCGGCCGCAGGAGCCATCGAGCCAGCAAGATACGCCGCCTGGGCTTGAGAGGGGGTGTATTGATCAGCGAAGGCGCGCGTCTGCTCGCCCATAATGCGCTGCCGATCTAACTCTCTTTCTGCGGCGCGCTGGGCGAGCTCAGAGAAGTAATCGAAGAGCCCCATCTACTTCTTCTTTTTGGCTTTCTTTTTCTTCTTGTCAGCGATGCCGAGCATGATCACGATGTCGGCTGCGGCGTCGCGATGGCCGCCAGGGCCGTTGCGGTAGGGCTTAGGGTTTTGGGTATTCGGCATCGAGCGCTCCCATATATGGGCAAAAAGGTACGCTCAATTATCTCAAATCAAAATGAGTTGCGTAAGTTTACACTTGTAATCTTTTTCAGACGACCGATAGGTTTCGGCGGATAGGCTTCTGCCAATTGCTGGCCATCGCCCCGCCCTTGATCACAGTCGCGGCCTCAGTCGCAAACGTAAGGCATACGGCGTCTGCACGGTCGGGGCTTGCCATTCCTCGCCGCCGCATCTCGTCTTTGCTCTCGATCTGAAGTTTGCCAGCACTTGTAAACTTATATTTGACAGCGACGAGCTCGGCGAGGAGCAAATCGTCCTTGGGCATGTTCACGTCGCGCGCCTCTAGCCAGGCTTTTAGCTTGAACCAGAGCTCCGCTCGAAGGTTCATATACGTACCGCGCAGGGCCGGGCTTTCTGCCGTGTTAATACCAACGGCCGGCAGGCCGAGCTCGCGCAGACGATCGCACACGCCGCCCCCGACGCCGATCGAGTCAACGCAGATCTGCATGGGCTCTTGTCTAGGCTGACAGCTCTCATACTCGGCCACCACGGCGCCTGTGAGCTGCATTAGGTCGAGCCCCCGCCAATCCTGCATGGCTAAAATCTTGCGCCCCTGGCGCTTACAGAGCACGCTCGCGGCGTTACCAAAACGCGCAACGTCAAGCCCCCAGATGATCGGCTCATCATCGCTGATCTCAATGTCGCGCACCTGCGCGCTTTCGACGAGCTCTAGCGGGATGACCGTGTCATCGTCGCGAGCCGGGAACTCACCCAACACGCGAACGCGAAACGCATTGCTCTCTTCGCCATACCTTACCTTCATCTCATCGACGTACTGGTCGCTGACCATCGGCGAATCAGCGCAGCTCACCTTCCGCGTCCACCATTCCCCGGCTTGCGTGTGATGCGTGTCGAAGAAAAACCCGCTCGATCGAGTTGGGTTGCCGAGGAGAATCGTGCAAGCGTTCTCGCCCGACATCGATCCGGCCGCAGCCTCGAACACCTGCTCGGGGATCCCCGACGCCTCATCGCATATGAGCAGCACGTTATCGGCATGCACGCCCTGCAGCGCTTCTGGTGTCTCGGCACGGCTAGTTCGAGCAGAGATGAAGCACTCGCTTGGCGCCGATTTATGGCTCACGCGATCGCTCTTCACTTCAAGGATGTCTTTCAAAGCCATCGGCAGTTCGTTGATCCAGCGCTTGAGCTCGGCAAACAGCGCGTCGAATAGCTGCGCGCTGGTCGGCGCCGTGACAACAATCTTTACCGGGTATCGAGTAATGAGATACCAAAGCATGGTCCATGCGGCGGCTGTCGATTTACCCACCCCGTGGCCAGAGCGGATTGAGATGCGCCGCTCGCCGTCCTGCACGGCTTGCAAGAGATCCGCCTGCCAGGGCTGCACTTTAACCTTGAGAACGTGCTCCACAAACGCCACCGGGTCATGCCGGTAGCGCTTGAGGAAATCGATATAAGGATTAGGGGCTGATGCTTTCGGCATCCAATGCTCGCTTAACTTTCATGTGAGAGGTGGCGAGATTGTATTGCGCAGAAATGAGTTGCGCTATGTCGCGATAGCTTTTTCCTGCGTCGCGGAGCTCGCGCATCTTGCCGATCGCCTCGCGGCGCTGCGGGAGCTCGACAACGATCGCTTCTTTGCCCTCACCCTCGATGGCGCAGCCCCAGGGCGCTTCGCCGCCGATAAAGCCGCCCCGCTCGCGCTTCGCGCGCCGGCCACGCGTTGTGCGCTCCTTGATCACGCGGCGCTCGTGGCCGGCGAACGCTGCCATGATTTCAAGCATGAGGCGCGCTGTGACGTTGCCCTCGTCGGTCACGTCGCCGTGGCCGTTCAAGAACAAACGCACGCCGAGCTCCTTGAGCTCGTGGATCGTGTTAAGGCAATCGCGCGCGTCGCGGCTAAATCGATCAAGGGCGCTGCAGATAATGATGTCGCCGGGCTGCAGGGCAAGAGTCGCGACAGCCTGTCTGGCGAAGAACGGCACGCTGCCGCTCACGCCGGGGTCGGCTAGGTACGTGATGTCCGTCGGGAGCTGGCTCGCGAGAGCAACGCCCTGAATCATGGTGCGTTGCGTTGCGAGGGACGTGCCGTCGGCTTGCTCTTCCGTGCTTACGCGGGTGTATCCGTAGATCATGGTTGCTCTCCTTTCTGCTTGCTCCTGAACCTGGCGGCGCTTGCGGTACTCGCCCCTGATGCTTCTTGTTTTCATGCTCGCTCCTCCGGCCGCTTACGCGGCCTCCTTCAAATGCTTTTTGATCGCCTTCTCGGTTGCGTTCGCTGATCGGATCAAGCCCCATAGCCAGTCGCCGAATTCGCAGTTGAACAGCGTGGGATCCCAATAAAACTCTGCGTCGGATAAAAGATCATCGAGGTGCTCGCTATTGGCATCGATGAAGTAGTGACGCTTCGTTTCCCGCACGATCGCCGGGGCCGGGAGATCACGGTCGACGTGATCGTCATAAAACAGCTTTGTGATTTTGATTGTTTCCATCGTTTCGCTCCCCGGCGGCTTACGCCGCCTCCTGATCTCGTTGAATTAATGACTGGCCGTGGTATTTTTCAATACGGCTTTTGATTTGTTTGACACACTCCTCGTACAAATCTGCTCGAAAAGTCATTTCTCGAAGCGTCCTCTGGCAAGCTTCAGCCCAAGCGAAATCGCTAGGATCTTTGAACTCTTCGCGAGTTACCATCAATTCTTCCCGGCCCCAAGGGCCGCGACGCGTAACCTTCACCTTAATAATTTCCTCGTGCTCTACGTCGTGCCTTAGCTGATTAATTTTTTCTTCCAGCCCTTTTGCGGTTTTTTCAGCAAGGTCGCTGCTGACTTGGATAGGCAATTGCCTAGAGCCAGGGCAGGTGCCGTGCTGTGAGTGCCACATAACCGAATAACCATGATTCGCTAGCTTTCCAGTTTTTGGGTTTACCGCTTGCAGTGCGCCGCATACTTGGCAGATTCCGTTGTGAGTTGCTTTTGCCATCGTTGTCGCTCCTTTGTTTTCGTTGTGAACTACTCAGTAACAGTGATACCTTATCAAACGCTGTTACAGCTGTCTACCTTTTGTTGACATTATTTTTATTTTTTTTATCGATTAATCTAATGGGCTCAAGGAGACCCAGATATGCAAAAACACGGAACTAAAGCGCCGGTTAAACACTCCGGCAGCAACAAAAAGAACAAGCACGCATCGATGGTTGCAGGCGTTCGAGTGGGATCGCCCAAGCCCTCATTCCCGCCTAAGTAATGGCAGAACCACGGAAGGGCAAGGCGCGGGTCAAGGTCACGGCATCCGGCAAGCGGGTGTCGTACGGCCAGGCCGGCCGCGCCAGGGACGGCGGGCCGCGAGTGCGAGCCGGCACGAAGAAAGGCGACGCCTACTGCGCGCGGAGCGCCGGCCAGATGAAGCGATCGCCGAAGGCAGCGAAGAATCCCAACAGCCCGCTCCGATTGTCGCGAAAGCGATGGAAGTGCAGCGGCACTAAATCGAGGAGATCATGATGGGTCTTTACAAAAACATCCACGCGAAGCGGAAACGGATCAAGGCAGGCTCGAAAGAGAAAATGCGTAAGCCGGGCAGCAAAGGCGCGCCGACTGCGAAAGCCTTCCGGCAGGCCAAGAAGACCGCAAAGAAATAATAAGCTGGCGACCCCTCCTTCCCCAAGGCCAGCTAGGCCCGCGTCAGCGGGCCTTTTTTTGCGTGCAGGAAAATTTCAAAAATTTTTTTTGGTGCGTGCGGGTTTAACTACCACTCCCCCTCCCCCGGCAAGGCGCGAAGGGGGGGGTCTGAGCGCCTGGGAACGAGCTCGGATCTCGATACCCCCCCCCATCCCGTTTTAGGCTACGTATGTCGTTGTTTTTGCTACGTTTTATAACAGCACTATTATGTAACGGCGTGTTAACGCTGTTATCTTGCGCTTAACTGGCTGATTTAACGCGAGATTATGTTAAATTCCCACGCGCGCGATGGACCGCCCGGCCCGGTGCGCGAGAGCGCGAGTATCACTGCTCTGAGACGATCTTATCGTCAGGCACAATGAGCTCTCGCAAGGCGCCGAGATGCTGGTCTTGGACGTTGATGGACACTAGCGGATCTCGACGGTCACCCCAGTTATCCGGGTTCGCACGCGCAGCGAGCCAACGCCTAGTCTCAATCCGCAGCTTACGCACCTGTGCATCGTGTGCATCGATCGCGCCGTCAGCAATATCTAGCGTCTCCTCAGCAAGATGATCTGCCCACTTCCGCTTCGCTTCGTAGTATTTCTCTTCACGCTCTTTGGTTGCCCGCATCCACTTGTAAAACACGCGAGAGCTCACGCCAAGCTTCTTGATCAGGTTGACCGTTGTCATGCCCGACGCTAGGTCATCGAACACCTCCTCGCCTCCCTGGTCATCGATCCGTCGCATTGCTTCACGCATCTTTGGTCTACCCGACATAGTCATCCACTCCCATCTCTCTCAGCACGTCTCGCACCTCTTCCATGTCATCGACTACCCAGTACTCGTCAGGATAATCACGCTCCTTCAGCGGCTCCTGCTGGACGCGCAATTGTACCTGCTTCGAGGCGGTCGATTTGGTCATTTTGACCTGTTTTACTTGTTTACCTTTTCGTTCCACGTGAAACGATTCGAGCGTGTCGAATTTGTACTCACAAACTTTACATCGACGGTTACGTAGGACGCTCTCAGAACGCCTCTGAGTGTGCGTTACTTCTGACCTACCTTGGCATTGCGGACAGTTCATAAACGCCTCACAGAGCCTCTGGCTGCGTCTCAGCGCACGTATTGGTCAGATACCGTCTCACTTGCTCTGCTGCAAGGCCGTTTTTCACCATATCGGACGTGTAGCGCAGCACCGCATACCCATGCTCCACTGCCAGGTTGTACTTCTCGCAATCCTTGCGAAAGCCGCTGCCGCGCGTATGCCTGCCGCCCGACCACGTGCCGCCCTCGACTTCGCACACCAAAGCCGCCTGCGGGATGACGAAGTCGAACCTAAACTTGCGGCCCGGTATCAGCATCTGCTCGCGGTCGTACGTTATTCCGTACGCATCGAGCTGCGCCGCGAACTGCTCCTCCAGATGACTAGCCACTCTTGCCTCCGAATTTAAATCTGCGGGCATCAAGGCTCGCCGGCTCGTCGCCCCCGGCTTCGCCGGGCTCCTCGTCCGGCTCGCCGTCATCCTCGATCTCGTACACATACTCCTCGTTATCGAGTTTGATGCTCAGCCGCATGCCCGGCTCCATGTCATCGATTTCTAATCTCACTGTTGGCATCACTCAGCCCTCCTGGCCGATCGCATAAATCCTAACCCCCGCAAAACGAGTTGCGAAATTCTGCTTCGCGAGCGGCTCCGCCGCGCCGCCATAAAATAGAAATATATGAACTCGGAGCGCGTAAGCGCTCCAGTTGTATATATATTTATATAGGGCAACTGGAGCACTGGAGCAGATCCTATAAGTCGTTGATTTAATTGAATAAATCGACAACAAAAACAAACTGGAGCAAAAACAAACTGGAGCAACTGGAGCAGAATCGCGTAAGTCATTGATTTTATTGACTGCTCCAGTCTTTTTGGTGAACTGGAGCAAGACTGGAGCACTGGAGCACGAAAGTAGTCAAAACTAGTCACTTTGGTGCTCCGAAATGGTCTTGATCCACCACCAAAACTCGTCCAAATTGAGCGTGTGTCGCATGGTATTTACCTGGCTGCAGACGAGCTGCACGTTGTTTTTTAGGTAGCCTTCGTTGTGGTTGATTCGGTCGATCGAGGCGTTGAAAGGGCGTTTCTGAGAGACACCCACTCGGTGATGGGTCATATTGAGGTTCGATAGCGCGCACTTGCCGTTCTGCTGATCCCAAAGGTCGAGCACGTCCTCAAGCTCAATCTCCCAATCGACGCCGAGCGATTTACGCTTGCTGCGCAGTTGTCCGAAAAGCAGCTTTAAGTACGGCTTATGCCCGGCATTGATGCGCTTCTGCCTGGCAGTACGGATGCACGTCTTACATCGTTTGTACTCGCCCTTCCTTTCAGAAGGGTAGAAATCGGTCGCGGGTTTGTCGGTTAAACATACTTTGCACGTTAGTAATCCATCATCCATGACGGAGCGTCCCCTACTTCAATATATTTGCGCGGTCTGCGCTGGGCATCAGGTCGCTCCACTACCTTCAGCTCTCTGTTATCAATCCACGTTTGTAGCATCGTCTTGATTTTGCTTTTCACGGCCTCATCGCGCTCGTCTAGACCCAGCACCTGAGCCACGGCAAGCCCGACCCATTGCTTCGAGCGCACGTCCTCGCGCCACTCTCCGTCGCGTATAAGCCCTTGAACGTGCGCTAAATCCGCCGCCGTCACGTCCTCAAAAGCATCAGGCCACTGCCAAGGCTCCATCACCCCTATGCTGTCCCCGTTCGCGATTTCTACACTCACCATCTTCCGCCAAGAGCTGTCGCGACTCGGCGGTGCTAGGTTGTCTTTGCTGTCGGCTTCGCGTGAGTACTGCCAAAACTCGCGCTCGTCGATCCCGGCAAGCCTCGCTTCCTCTGCCGTCATTCTCTGCAGCCGGCGCACGTGCCTGGCGGCGTCCGTAAGCGCGCTCGCTCCGCGAGCGTCGCCATAGCTGGCCGATTGTCCTGGTTGCGCCTTTCGGACGTGGTGCACGAGCTCTACGGCGCAGTTGCCCCTATCGGCGATCTGCCCCCAGGCTTTGACGACCAGGTCCATCTGGCCGTTGTCGTTCTCATTCAGTCTGTGCGAGCTCACGAAAGGATCAACAATGATCACGTCGATCGAGTGCTCGTTAATAAAGTGTGTGATCTCATCGACTGCAGGCGTCAGCGCGGCTTCGCCGCGCTCGCTATCCGCTATCAAAAGTTTGCTGTCGCGACCGCTGTTCACGTAGAGCCGATCCGCAAAATCTTCTTGCTTGACGTTGTAGTGCTGGCAGATGCCAGCGATGCGTCGCTGCAGTTCTTCGAGCGGGTCTTCGAGGTTCCAGACCCACACCCTGCGCGGTAGCGTTTCTGTGCCAAGGATGTCTTTGCCCGTCGCCATTGCGATCGCTTCTGTGAGCGTGAGCGCGGTCTTACCCGATCCGCCCGCAGCGACCGTCACGCTGAGAAAGCGCCGGATGTAGTGCCGCCCATACACCCACTGACGAGGTGGGATCGCCGCCGGGTCTGCCATCACAAACGGCCTCGGCGCCAGCGCTGCGCGCCGCGCCTCAGTTGCTATCGCGACTTCCTCTTCTTTTTGTGCCTTCTTCCGCTCAATAGACTCGGCCCACTTCTTTCGAGCCCCATCGATCGCCACCTGGAATTCTTCGAGCGTTTCTTCGACCGTGTAGCCCGGCTCTGTCCAAGCGGGCGCCTCCGCGAGTATTTCTTCATCCGTGTAGTCGCGCATCACTTTGCTCGCGACTTCTTTGATCATGCGCTCATGCCAGCCGCCCTGCGTTGCGCCGTGGATCGCGACCACGTTCGTTGGCTTGTTCTCTGCATCGATCTTTTCTTGGAAGGTTGAGTCCCAAATCGGGATACCCTCGAAAGGATCATCGATGCCCGTCTCCACCTCGATTTCGTAGGTCTTGCCGCTCTGATGAATCGAGCCAGGCGCGATAACGATGCCGCCCTGCCCGCGCACGTCGAGTTTCGAGTCTGGATTCGCGCTCGACTTCACTGGGCAGTGTGGATTGACTCGGAAGTAGTAGTGCTTGCCGCGGCTGGTCTTCACCTTGAGCGGCGTCCAAGGCAGATTGTTATCAACCCATATCATGGCATCGAGAGAGTCAGCATCGACTACTACATATTCCTTGCCGGTGACAAGTGCCCAATTGCATTCAGCGAATTTGGCTGAGCTCGTCCAATAGTTCATGAGGTCTTCGCTGACCTCTTCGACCTGGTATCGCTCCCAGCTTACGAGCGGTCGCTTCTGTATAGGATGCGCCGGCAGGACGGTGAGCCCTCGCTGCCATAGATCCCAAGCCATTTCATTCCTCGTCACAAGCGCCTCACTCATCTGCCGGCCACAAATCTGGACGTAAGCGCGCACGCTTGATGCCCGTGATTTCCTCGATCTCGATCGCGCGCTCGGCTGGGATACCCCTCTCGCTCGATTTCCATTTGTAAATAGTCATCCGCGCAACATCCAACGACTTCGCTAGTCGGCTCACGTTGATCTCATTCCAAATGCATGGGGGTGTCATCTCGCTGCTCCATTGTGTTTCGATTTGCGCACTTTAGTACACTTTGGTTGACATGCAAAACAGGTGTCTATTTTAGTGGACAGTTAGGTGCAACCTCTGGTTTACTGTCAGGACATTTACAACAAGAGGTTGGTATGGGCAGAGTGCCTTTCCACGAAAGACTCAAAACGCTCCGAACAGCGCGCGAGATGTCGCTTCGTTCGTTGGCGGAGGAGTTAAAGAAACATGGAGTCGATGTGACTCATAACGCAATAGCCAAATGGGAGCAGCCAAAAATGACGGGGCGCTTCCGGCTACCACCAATGGAGGTTATTAGTGCGCTGTGCAAGATCTTCGCGGTTGAGCCAGCCTGGTTAATCGATGAAGTATTTTTTAGAACAGAAAAGTCGTTGAAGAGCGAGCGACTAGACGCATTTCAAGACATCGAGCTGCTCAGCGACGGCCAATACGAGGCGCTGTTGAGTGTAAAACAACAATTTATGAAGATGGGGGTCAGCAAGATTAGTAATGGAGATACCTAGAAACCTATCCACAGAGGCTCGCAGCTTCATTTATAACTCTATAAACAAAATTTTTATGGGCGACATGGTTTATTGCAGCACGGCAAAAGACGGCATAGAAATTTGGCACGAGACAGTTTGTAAATACACCGAAGGCAAGCTTCCGGGCGTTGCTTGTAAAAATTTTATGGAGTCAGAAGTGCATCGTCGCGTCATCAAAAATCGAGCGCCAGGATTTGAGAACGATTGGACGCGGTCGAATTTCGCGATGGCTGTGTTCGATTTCAACAAAACGCATTTTGTTATTCGCACTGATAATAAGCAATTTAACTTTGAACTCGAAAGCGACATTAAAGAAGAAATGATTGACCTCGCTGTCTCGACAGAGCGCTACGCGGTTTTCACGCCTCTCGTCGCTCTACCTTCCCCTAATACTGCTGTGTAACCCATAGTAGACACCTGTATACCATTCGGTTATGCTCCTTCTCAGTTTGATGAAAGGAGCGAACCGAAATGGGCCTACAAAGCGTCCCGCAACATAACCAACCCTCCGTCGATGCGTTAGCTGATCAATGGCTGATGCTGAAAGAGGTCATCCGCCAAAACCAAGAAGCCCTGCTCAAAGTTGAGCGAAGCCTTATCCCCCTGCTCAAGTCGCGCGAGGATGGCAGCGCAACCACGCGCACCCCAATGGGCAAAAAGATTGTTCTTAAGCAAAAGAACAATTACAAACTCGATGGCACCAAGCTGCTGAAGGTGCGCAATCAGATTCCCGAGGCGCTATTACCTCTCAAGGTCAAAGAACTGCTCGATGAACCGCGCTTGAAGTACCTGCGCAACAACGAGCCCGAGGTGTACGCGATTTTCGCTGAAGCGCTGACGGCAACGCCTGCGAAACCAAACGTGACGGTGGAGGCGAATGACGATGGCATTTGATCTCTCCGCAATCAAAAAGACTAGCGGTCTTAAGCCGCCCTTCATCGTGGTCTACGGGCAAGCCGGCGTCGGTAAAACAACGCTAGGCGCGCAAGCCCCGAACCCCGTGTTCCTGCAAACTGAGGCCGGAGAAGGCACACTTGAGATCAACGCGTTCCCGCAGGTCAAAGATTTTGCCGAGGCGCTAGAGGCTATCGCGACTCTCATTGAGCACGAGCACGATTACGAAACACTCGTCATCGATAGTCTGGATCATCTCGAACCGATCATTTGGAAAGAGGTTTGTAAGACCCAAGGCATCGACTCGATCGAGAAACTTGGCTACGGCAAGGGCTACGTGTTCGCGCTCGATTATTGGCGCGAGCTCATGGCGGCGCTGAACGCGCTCCGCGCTAAAAAAGGCATGGCGGTCATCATGATTGCCCATACCCACATCCGTAAGTTTGAGTCGCCCGATAGCGACACCTACGACCGATACGAAATAAAACTTCACAACAAAGCGAGCGGCCTCGTGCAAGAGAGTGTCGATGCCGTGCTGTTCGCGAAGCATGTAGTGGTAACGAAGAAAGAAGACAAAGGCTTTGGACAAACGCGCGTGCGCGGCGTCAGTACTGGCGAGCGTGTGCTGTGCGCGAACGAGAAGCCTGGCTTTGTAGCGAAGAATCGCTACGGGCTACCCGACGAGATCGACCTTTCCTGGTCGGCATTCCAAGACGCAATAGCGACAGCAATCAACGGAGAAACGAAATGACGAGTTTTGCATTTGACGTAAGTAGCGCGCCCGAGGCGGCGCCCGCAACGAACAAGTACGCCCCCATTCCTGCGGGCGATTACAAGGCGATGATCACTGAAAGTGAAATGAAGCCAACGCGCGCTGGCACTGGCCAGTATCTGCAGTTGGTGTGGGAGATCATCGATGGTCAGCATGCTGATCGAAAGATCTGGGATCGATTGAATTTGGTCAACCCTAACCCGACGGCCGTGTCGATCGCGCAGCAAGACCTCGCGTCGATCTGTCGCGCAGTTGGCGTGGACAAGATCAGCGACACGGAGGAGCTGCACTACAAGGAAGTGATGGTCACCGTGACGATCCGCAAAGGCGACAACGGCTACGAAGACTCGAACGAAATCAAAGCCTACGCCCCGGCCGGCCGCTCCGCGCCCGCCGCAGCGCCCGCAGCCCCTGCTGCTGTCGCGACTCCCGCTGCCGCCGCTCCTGCTGCGCCAGCCCCCGGCAAAAAACCCTGGGAGTAGGCGCATGGTTGCCCTGCCGGAAGAGCAGCACACCACCCTCAAGCTTGTTGAGCGAGCGACCGAGGAAGCGCAGGCCACCAATGGCGGTGGCCGAGCGCACCTTGGGGCAAGCCTGATCGGTGATGAGTGCCAGAGAAAGCTGTGGTTTATTTTTCGATGGGCCGCGCAAACCAAACATCCTGCTCGCCTGCTGCGTCTCTTTAATCGCGGCGCCCGTGAGGAGGAAGTGTTTAATTTTTTACTGCGCCAGGCTGGCCTGAATGTGTGGGACGTTGACCCGGACACGAATCAGCAATGGCGCGTAGAGGCCGTCGGTGGACACTTTGGCGGCTCGCTTGATGGCGTAGTGCAGGGGTTGGTTGAAGCGCCCAAGGCGCCGCACGTTAGCGAGCAAAAGACGCACAACGACAAGTCCTTCAAAAACGTGCGATCGAAGGGTGTGCAGGAATCAAAGCCTGAGCACTACGCGCAAATGCAGGTGTATATGCACCTCATGAACATCGACCGCGCGTTGTACCAGGCCGTGAATAAAAATGACGATGAGCTCTACTTTGAGCGCGTGAAGTACGACAAGCAGACCGCCGAGGGTTTGCTCGCAAAAGCAGAGCGAATCATTACGAGCGATCTACCGCCCGAGGGCATTAGTCACGATCCCGCGTTTTATAAGTGCAAGTGGTGCGACCAGAGCAACGTGTGCCACGGCAATCAAGTCCCGCAAGCCAATTGCAGGACGTGCTGTTTTTCAACGCCAGAGACGGACGGCGACGCACGCTGGTCATGCAGCAAGCACGGCAAAGACCTCAACCAAGAAGACCAGCGGCTCGGCTGCGATCAGCACTTGTTCATTCCTGCCCTGCTCACTAACTGGGCCGAATGCATTGATGGCGACGATGACGCTGTGCGCTATCGCAACAAATCGACCGGCGCTGAGTTTGTGAATGGCGAAGGCGGCTTCACGTCGAAAGAGATGGCCAAGGTGATCGACGTGAGCGTTCTTGGCGATCCGATCGTGGACACGCTCAAGCAGGAATTCGGCGCGGAGGTAGTGGGGTGAGAAAGATGATGATTGAGTTAGAAGAGCAGGATGTCGAAGAGATTCTCGAACTAATGCGCGAGATTAGTGAGCGACTAAAGCTCAACCAAGACATGCTGGGGGTGCTACTTGCAAAAGCGTACCAAGAAGAAGGAAGGCACGCGCAACGAGATCCCCATTAAGCGCATGCACGATTACCCGTCCTGCTATTACTGCGACGAGATGATTATCGACTGGTGCGCCGTTTATCAGAGTGTGCCGCCGGTCGAATTTACGGTGAAAAAAAATGAGTGTGAGCACTTTAAGGACAGCCTCGGTGAGTACTGAGGAATTTAACAAGCTGTATTACCAGCGCTGTTTGTGCGGGCAGATCGTGCGTCGCACTACTGGCGTGTGCCGGTCTTGTCGCGTGAAGCACAAGATCACCGATGTAGAAATGTTCCAGGCGCGTGGCGCGCAAGCGTGGTTAGGCAAAGCCTGGCGAAACGATTACACAATAGAGGAGCAAGCAGATGAGTGCATTGGACAGACAAATTGGGGGGACGCATTACAAGTCGTTCGAGATTCAGCCGATTGTGTTTTGCGAGAAGAACGGCCTGTCGCCGATCGCGAGCAATATCATCAAGTACGCCTGCCGATACAGGACGATTAGGCGACATGGCGTTGCTCGACCGAATGTCGAAGACTTGCGCAAGATCATTCACTACGCCGAGATCGCAATTCAGATGGAGCTCGAAGCTGAGCCCGCGTCCGAGGAAGAGCAGTTCCGTACAGAGCATCAGTTCAAACCGTTCAGCGATGAGCGCGACGTTGTACTAAGCGAAGAAGTCGAAGACCCAAAGCTAAGCGCGCACCTAGCTAAAGCAACCTGCGAGGACGGCACATGCGATTTATGAGACGCCGCCGCTGGGGCGATAACCCGGAGCCATTCCCTCTGCACTTGCTGTTCTTGGCGTTCTGCGTGCTCGCCACGGGAGTGATTCTGTGGAGTTAGAAATCGATTACGATCTGCTCGCAGAAAAGATTGCGCACGTGATCGCGAAGGCGCCGCGAGAGGACGAGGTGTTATGGGACACTGACGAGTGTGCTGCCTACTTGCATTTCAATCGTCGTTACTTCCGCGACACGGTCAGCAAACTAGATAGCTTTCCCAAGCCGCGCGGCACCGGGTTCGTTTGGCTCAAATCGGAAGTAGTGCGCTGGGCCAAAGGCTAGAGCAAGTCTGCGAGCTCGCGCGCATCTTTATTGTAGTAGGTCATGAGTTGCTTAATGTCTCGATGCCCGGTTACGCGAGCAAGATCTAACACCAGCAGTTTCTGAGCAAGCCGAGTCGTTGCCTCATGCCGACTATCATGAAACGTCAAGTTATCGATCGCTGAGTCAGCGACTGCTTTCCTAAACATTGTACTGACCACGCCGGCTGACACGCCGAGCATCTCTTCTTTCTCTCTTGGTAATGTGCCGATCAAACGCACTGCCTCTTTCGATAAAGGCACGTTGCGCTGCACACCAGTCTTCGTAATGGTGTGCGGCAGAAAAACGTAGCGCTCATCAAGATGCACGTCATCCCACGTCACCTTGCAGATCTCGCCCTGGCGCATCGCCGTCTCAAGCGCAATCAGAAATGCTGTCGCGACTTTCTGTCTTTGCGTTCTGGGCTGCGCGCCGTCAACGTGATCAAGGGCAACAAGCAATCGATCGATCTCCTCCTGCGAGATGCGCCTGTCGCGCGGCGGCGGATCTTTCGGTCGCTTAATGTCTGCCATCGGGTTGTGCGTCATCATGCGCCAGCGGCGCGCCTGCGTGAATAAGTTAGCGATAAGGTTGAGGTCACGATTGACTGTGCTCGGCTTCACCTGCTTTAGCCGGTCATCGATTAGCTGCTCGATGTCCTCACGCTGAATGCTAGAAAGTTTGCGAGCGAATAGCTTGGGATAATCGCGCTCGTACATCTTTAAGCGAATCATCTCCCACCTGGCGCCTTTCTTCGCTTCGCTCACCTCCCGCTCGTAGCGCGCACTAAGATCGGCAAGCGTACTGTTCAAAAGCGCGACGCCAGTGTCCTTTGTCACCATCTCCGCGACCCAGGCTTGCGCCAGTCGCTTAGTGTCGAATGTTTTAGATCTTCTTTGACCGCCGACCATAACGCCGGCCTCCCAGCGATCCCCTCGCTTTCTAAATGTTCCCTTCACGCTCGCTCCTGCCGTAATTTCTGCCGTAATTTGCCGTAATTGGCGCCGTAAAAATATGGGGAAATGTGGTTATAAGCGAAAACGGCGTAGAATAGAAGCCCCGTAAACCCTTGTTTTATGGGCTTTTATGGAGTTTAGGGGGAATATGCGGGGAGGGTCGTGGTGCCCAGGGCCGGAATCGAAAGAGCCCATTTTTACTGGGCTCGTCGATTATTTGCCGCAATTTTGCCGTAGTTAATCTACGTTCAATCCAACCATCGCGGCGCCTTGACCATAGAAAAATGCGGGCATCCTCCTGCGCAAAGCGTTTACGAAGTTGTTAGCGTTTTCTTCTGTAGCCCTGCTCAACAGTCTTGCTGACAGTTCTGGATCAAGCATAGCCTGCACCAGTAGTTCTGTCATTTTCTCATCGGAGTTGGTGATGCCGTAAAGCGTCCTAAATGGCGACATCAAACCGGACGGTATTGCTGAGTCTGATGCGTTGTCACCGAAGATCCGCCCTATCGCCGCAGCCATCGATAAGTTTTTAAACGTGTCGCTACCTGGTACTTTCACGCCAGGTGCTGTCGCGGCCGTCGATCGATTAAGGTCACGCATGATTGCGTTGACACGCTTCTTGTTTGACTGCGGTAATCGATCGAAGTCTCGCTTTCTTGCGTTGATCGCATTGCGCATTTTGAACGGGCTCAGCACAGGCTCTAAGGTCTGTAGATCAGTACCGACCTGCGCTCGGCGCTGTAGGTCTTGCACTGTTTCCATTCGATTTACCGGCCTGCTCTTCGCTACATAAGTTTGCAAGTAATCTTGAAAGCCCGGCGCAACAAGCTCAATCTCATCGTCAATAAGTTGCTTTAACTCGGTAAGCTCCGCCTTTGAAAGCCTTGCAACGGAAGCCTCATCTGTTTGCAAACGACCAGACATCAAGTCGCCGATTTCTTGCCTCACAGCGTAAAGGTCGCGCGGATCAATCGGCAGCAAGTTGTCAGGATCATCCGGGTCTTTTGCGAGCATTTTTACATCGTCTCGAAACCGCTCAATAATCTTTCTTACCGACCGCCTGCCTTTGATTCCAGGGCGATTAGCGAGCGCAGTAAAAGATTCGATAATGTCAGCGGGGTTGTCGATGATGCCGCCTTGACTAAACGCCTGCTCACGCATCGGCGCCGTTTGCATATCTCTATAATCTCGCAATCGAGCTAGGTCATCCTCAGTACCTGCAAGCCTCTGCATTTCTACTGCACGTGCGGTCTGCTGCTCGCCGATTCTTTGAGCAATGCGGCCGCTTTGATCTAGTCCACGCACGCCTGTCTCGAAACTTGCAAGCCCTGGATCGCGCGCTACTTGCGCGGTCGTAGGCACGCTACCTGGCACTAACACCTCTGCGTTTTCTGCAAGGTTACGAGCGGCAGCTTGCGGATTCGTTGCAGCGTTCTGCAGCACTTCCCCCACAATGCGTTCTTGCGCGCTGTTCAAGAATGCAGGTGATATTGCGTCCTTCCCTGCTCCGATCGCACTACCTGCCGCTGGGAACAAGGCTCCCACACCTGCACCGATAGCAGCGTCTCCCAGTGCATCAGCGCTGAGCGGGTCAGCGTCTCCGCCAAAGTAACCTGCTACCGCGCCCTCGCCCATTGCTACGGGCGCTGCGCGCATAAAGTTAGCCAATCGGCTCGTCTGTACCGCAGCGCCAGATCCTGGCACCGCCAGTGATGCAGCGATACTTGTTGGTATTGCACCGGCGAACTCCTGGGCAAACTTTCTGCCGGGATAGTCCTCAGCATACTCCTCTTCACCGAGTCTGATTGCAGCCCTTTCTTGTGAGTAGGTTTCTGGTCCCACAAGCGATCGAGCGCCCGCCTCGATTGCGTCAGACGCGCCGAGCGTAAAACCGCGCAGGGTGTTCGATAACGCATTAGAAGGAGTTACTTTGCCGCCACTTTCAGCAAGACGTTTGGTGGCGTTTTCAAAGCGAGACTTTGTGTACCCGAAATCGGAAACCATCCCCTCGATATCTCTCGGGCTCGCACCGTTTGCTTCAGCGATAGCGATGTTTTCTAAAAGTATTTCTAATTGCGTTGCCATTACTTCATACCTTTTGGTGGCGTATAACCTCGATCGATATACCACTGCCTATTTCTTTCAATAACGCCAAACCCGCTAAACGGATCATTGATAACGACATCACTAGGGGCGACGCCCTCTCTTTCTGCTAAGGCGGAATACCGCAGCTTGGTTGCCTCGAACTCATCGCGATAGGGCACGAGTACTCTGCCGGCAGAAGCTAAGAAATCTGCCCGCTGGCCCTCTGTTAAGCGTTCTCCTCGCAACAAATTGTTGTAAGTCGCTCGTACTCTTGCCTCCACGCCGCCAGCGTTTTGTGCTGTCGCGAACTCCCCTTCTCTTACGACCGATCCGGGATCGAGCATCTTCATGTAGTTAATTAGAAGCGCGATGTCGCCTGCTGCGCTCGGCTCAGTCGAAGACGCCTGAATTTTTCCGTAAGCCAAACCAACGTCACGCATTTCTTTGGTAATGTTATTAAACTCAGTGCGAAGGTTTTTTGCGCGGGTTACTAATCTGTTCTTGTCCTCTTTAGTTTTTCTATCTTTCTCGATTAGCGCACGCGCTGCCTGATCCGGCGTCATTTCTTTTTCAATTGTGTCAATGACCGTGTTATCCAGCCTGCTAAGGATCTGAATACTTGCGCCAGTATCGACCGTGTAAGTGTCTGGTGTAGGCGTGACATCGATAATTTTCATGCCGCCTCGATCACCAAGCTGATAAGCGATGCGAGCTTTATCTTTAGTAAATCCGTACTGCGGAGTTGTGCTGTAAGTTTCGCGAGAAAACGCCCTGTTGACGATATCGTCGTAAGCCTCTATCGGATTTGCTTGAGCAAGCGCAAGTTGCGCTGGATTCAAACCGAGCGCTTTAGCGCTTTCTGCATCGAGCCCTGCAATATACTCGGCCGCTTGGTTTCGGCGCGACTGATCAGCAATAAGGTCTTGCATTTGAAACTGATTCAATACCGATTGCTGCTTCCTAAGCACATCTTGAGGCGAGTCACGCATCCCCAGCCTTACTTGTAATGGCTGCAGAATCCTCCTCTGAAAAAGGTTAGTCGCAAAGTTGCCCTGCTGTTGCTGCGGCTGACCGCCGGCTTGCATGAGTTGCTCCATGACAATCGCTTTTTGCTCTGGCGTCAGCGAGTTGATATCGAAAGGCAATTGGTTTTCCATCAGTACGGACCTCCCAAACTTTGCTGCGCGAAGTTGAGGTAGTTAGGCGTCTGGCCAACAAAGCCCCCAGTCGGCGCTAAGCCAACGGGCGGCATATCGAGCGCAGGCATCTGCGCCATGTAGGGATTCCCACCGGCCATACCACCACGCTGCATCATCTGTTGACGCAGATACTCTTCGTACTCTTCATCGCTCATAGTGGCTGCAGCGATGGTCGGTCGATTCATGATGCTGTCTTTGATCATGCCGCCGATTTGCGATGGATCATCAAGCAAGTTTTTGCCGGCAGTGATGTCTTCCATCTTGTCGCCGATCTTCGTTGCCAGTCGGCGCTTAATTATGTTCGCTAAACTAAACATTACTTAGATTCCGAGGTTTGTTGATCTTCCTGACGAGCTCGTCATCGTTGGGTTAGGCAGCATGCCTGCGCCGCTTCTCAAGACATCGAACATCCTGAATGGGTAGTTCTGAGCCTCTTGGAATCGACGGTATTGATCGTCGAGCAGTTGCTGCGCGAACTGCCGTTGCGTATCTCCTACCCCTTGCAGAGCTGCCGCGTCTGCAAACGCTAGCCCGCGCATATCCTGGCCAAGCCCAGCAAGCTGCTGAGCACCAGCGAGCCGCTGCGCGGCTCCTTGCAGCCCTAGATTTTGCTGGGCGAGCTGTCGCTGGAAGCTGGCGTCTTGGTTCTGGATGCGTCGCGCTTGATCGAGCCTTGCCTGATCGAGCGCCGTGCGCTGGTTCGCAAGCTGCGCTTGTAGCGCCGCGTCCTGATTTTGGAAACCGTACAGACGCCGGTTCTGCTGGTTAGCGAGCGACGCTTGCAAGAACGCCTGCTGGTTCGCACGGGCTTGCTGGGCTCCGAGTTGTTGTGCCTGTAAGCCAGCATCTTGGTTCGCTCGACTTGCCTGCGCGCCAAGCGCCTGCGTTTGTAGCCTGCCCTGGTTGGCGGCTTGTCCTTCTGCGAGCGCGGTTTGCTGATTAGCAAGCTGTGCCTGCAATCCTGCATCCTGGTTAGCCGTCAAGGCTCGCTGGCGCAGTTGCTGTTCCTGCATGCGGGCGTTGAGGTTCGCGCGGTTCATTTCGTTTGCCTGCGCGACATTACTCATCCTGCGCTGCAATTCTTGCTGCCGATTTTGCAATCGATTAGCGGCCATCGTTGAGCTAGCCTGCATGGCTCGCTCAGCATCACCAACGCTGACCTGTTGATTAGCAAGCTGCCTACGCAAATTGGCGTCCTGCGCCGCTAGCGCGCCTTGCAGGCCGAGTTGCGCTGACGTTGTTTGCGCTTGCAGGCCGAGCTGCCCGCCGGCCTTGCTTGCGTCCAGTCCCGTCGCCTGGTTAGCAAGGTCAGCCTGTAACGCTGCTTGTTGGTTAGCGCGAGCGGCGTCGGTCTGTCTTGCGAGGTCTGCCTCGGCAAGCCGTGCTGCCGACTCAAAGCCTGATTGCCTAAGTTGCGCTGCCGTGCGCGCCGATTGCTCAAGCGCTGCGCGGTTTGTCTCGGCTTCGAGGATGGCCTGTCGGTCGCCGCCAAAGGCGCCGCCGGCCACTGCGGCTGCTTTGTTCTGGTTCTGCTGGATCTTGCGCTGTCTCTCGATGTCGCCCAGCGCTGCGTCAATCACGCCGGTCTGAAAGCGAGACATATACGGATCGATATTTGTATCAGCAAATCTGCCGGCGGTTACTGTATCTTCCGTCACTGTATCGCCAGCCTGAATAGTAGGGGCTGTGATTGTCCCCGCAGTAGGAGCCGTGATTGCCCCGGTAATTCGATCGCCCGCGCCGCCAGAAATCGAGCCTTTGAATCGGTCGAGCGCTTGCGCTTGATTAATGCGAGCAGGGTCAACGCCATAACCAGTACTAATTGGAGACGCCGAAACGTCGCCCGCATCGATCGATGTACTAACGGTTCCGACCGATGCAGTGCCTGGGGTGAAGTTAGTGCCGAGGCGCATGGCTGATGCTCGCTGCATTCCTGCAGCGTCGCCTGCATCGACAGCATCAATTGGTCCCTGTTGCCTTACGTCCATGCCGCGCAGTTGACCAGGCCGATACTGCGCAACGCCGCGTGCTGCGTTAATCGCATCTTGCATCTCTCCTCGGCCTAAGCCTGCGTTGGCAGCATCGACAGTCGCCTGCATTCCTTGCTGCTGGAAAGGCGACATAGGCGCGACCGTTGCAAACTGGTACGGGTTGTAAGGCGTGTAAGAGAGCTGTCTGCCTCTGTTAAAAACGTCGAGCAGCGCGCCCTTGATTTGGGGGTCCATCTCCTGCGACGATGATTGATTACTTTTTCCGAAGCTCATTAGAAAAGCCCTCCGAAGTTAAAACCGCCCATAAAGGGAGAGATGCGTATATTGTTCACGTATCCGCCGAATCCAGGGTCAGGTAGTGGTGGCGGTGGCGGCGCAACGGGTGTCGGCGCTACTGCTGGTGC